TCTGTAAAAGATTACATAAATATACTCAACAACAATCATCATTACAAAGAGTTTAGATTTCTGCGAAACAAAACTAAAGACCCTATTAAACTAGCAGAAACACTAGACAATTTTAGCACTAGTAAAGAATACACAAATCATGTTAAGCAGATACTAATTAAATATAATGGCAAACTATGATTAAAATTATGATTAAACTGAATCAATTTTTAGACAGACTTATATGGAAGCATTTTAACAAACTAAGAAACAACAGGATTAAGAATGGCAAATGAAACAACATCTTCATCATTAAACAAACTTTACACAAACAAAGTTAAGACAAAAGGTTCTTATAGAGTTTACAAAGCCAAACCATTAAAGATGCCTAAAAAGAAAAAATGAGTTTACCTAACGAGATAGTCTTTGGAAGCAGACTCATTAAGTTAGATTACATTGAGCATGAAGTAGCATCTAAGAAAAACATTTTCGGTGAATTTGAAACAAGCAAAAACCTTATGACCATAGACAAATCACTAGAACCTATTGAGATGAGCAACACCTTACTTCACGAGATATTCCATTTATTACATGATGAATACAAAATAGAGTTACCAGCAAAAGCAGAAGAAATAACTTGTAATTCATTAGCTAATGGAATCTGCCATGTACTTTATCAAAACCAGAATCTATTAGAGTTTCTTTACAAATCACTTAAAAGATAATAATAGTCCAATTAACGAACATAATCGGTTAATATGGATAAAGACATACAAGTAATAGACAAGGGTGGTCGTCCACCATTTGATTTTTCACCTAAAGTATTGCAACAAATACAAGATTTAGCCAGTTATATGTGTACGAAGGAAGAAGTGGCAAATATCATAGGTTGTCATAGAACTACATTGTATAGAAACGAACAAGCATTAGAAGCATACGAGAAGGGGGTTAATGTAGCCAAACAAAAGATTAGAAAAACCCAATTTGATATTGCTACTAAACTAAATTCCAGTATTATGGCTATGTGGTTAGGCAAAGTTTATCTTGGACAAACCGATAAGATACAAAACACAGACGACAATGTTCCTTTGCCAATCTATGACATCATAGAACACGAAGAACCAAAAGAAGTTATTGAATTGAAGGAGATTGCTGATGGCAAGTAAATGTGTATTTTGTAAGAAGGAAATGAACAATAAACTAGAACAACATATTAAAGCTTGTAATAATTGCACAATTTTATTACTCATGAAACGTCATAACCTTACTATTAGAAAACCAAAAGCCATAACAATTAACACAAAGAAAAATGAAAAAGTTTAGTCTATTAAGTTCTGACAAGAATCCTAAAGGTGGTTTATCATCATCTGGTAGAGCAAGATATAACAGGGCAACAGGCAGTAATCTAAGACCACCAGTTAAATCAAGACCAGATACTTTGACTGAGTATAGACGTAAAGGTTCATTCTTAGTTAGAATGGGAAGCAGTCAAGGTAGATTGTTTGATTCTAAAGGTCGTAAGACTAGATTAAAACTAAGTTTAGAAGCTTGGGGCTATAAAGGCAAAAGCAAATCTGAAGCAGTAGCTTTAGGTAGAAGATATTTAAAAACTTATCAGAATAAAAAGAAGTGAATCAAATGTGCGGTAGAAAAAAACCAAAGATGCTAGATAGAAAAATGCGAGGAAGCCATGATCTTGAAGTAAGACTTTATGAAGCATTAAAACAAGCTGATCTTAACCAAGAAGAAATACAAAGACTAAACCTAATTATTAAAAAGCTAGAAGAAGATTTAGAGAACGCACATAAATCAGTAAACTAATGGCATTTAGTAAACCACAGCTAGATGTCTATACTTGTCCCAATAGATTTAGAGTTTTAATTACAGGCAGAAGATTCGGTAAGACTCACTTAGCCATGTATGAACTACTTAGATTTGCCAGTCGTAAACCAAACTCAAAGATATTTTATGTAGCACCAACTTACAGAATGAGTAAGGAGATTATGTGGAAACAAATCAAAAAACTTACAACTGAAAAGAGATGGATTAAATATGCCAATGAAACAGAACTATCATTAATACTTAGGAATGGTTCTCAGATAAGTTTAAAAGGTGCTGACAAATCACCAGACAATTTAAGAGGAGTTGGATTGGATTTCCTACTACTAGACGAGTATGCAGATATACCAGTTGAAGCTTGGACTGAAGTTCTGCGACCAACAATCTCAGATAAGCACGTTACAGGAAACGTATTATTTATAGGAACACCTAGAGGTTATGGTAACTGGTCTTATGACATATACCAGAAGGGTTTAGGTTCTGACCCTGAGTGGAAGTCATTTAAGTTTACAACATTAGATGGTGGTCAAGTAGATCAAGAAGAAATTAGACAAGCCATGAATGATTTAGATGAACGTACATTTAGACAAGAATACTTAGCATCATTTGAAACATACTCAGGAGTTGTTTATTATAACTTTAGTAGAGACGAGAATGTAAAAGAATGTAAATATGATAAAGATGCTATGATTCATATTGGCTTGGATTTTAACATAGACCCAATGAGTGCTTGTTTATTTCATGTTAAGAATGGAGTAGCAGAAATCTTTGATGAGATAGTTATTTATAGTTCTAATACTGATGAATTTATTGATGAGTTATTTAGTAGATACCCTAAACAAAAGATGATTGTTTACCCTGACCCAGCTTCAAGACAACGTAAAACTTCTGCTGGTGGTAGAACTGATTTAACTATATTGCAAAATGCTGGATTAAATGTTAAGTGTAAATCTACTCATGCTTTAGTGAGAGATAGAATTAATTCTGTTAATAGTAAACTAAAGTCATTTGAAGGAAAAAGAAGTATTTTTATTAATCCTTCTTGCAAAACACTTATAAATTCTTTAATGAAACAAGTTTATAAGGAAAACACAACGCAACCAGAAAAAGGTAACGGATACGATCACATGACTGACGCACTAGGATACGCAATAGAATACTTATTCCCAATCACATCTAACTTACCTAAATCACAACCTAAAAGATTTTCATAATGCCATACACAAGACAAGAAATAGAAAACCAACATCAGCATTACAAAGGTATGATGCCAAGATGGGAATACTTCATCAGATCATATTTAGGTGGCAAAGAATACCAAGACGGAAAATACTTACAACCTTACCAATTAGAATTTGAGAACGAATATTACAAAAGAATCCAATACACAGCTTTAGATAATCATTGTAGAAATGTTATAGATATTTATTCTTCATTTTTATTTAGAGTAGAACCAACAAGACAACTAGGTTCATTACAAGATGATTTATCAGTAGAACAATTTTTAGATGATGCAGATTTAGAAGGTAGATCATTTGATGCTCTTATGAGAGAAGCACAAAGATTTGCTTCTGTGTATGGACATATCTGGTTACTACTAGACAAGCCATCTACAAACGTAATGACAAGAGCAGAAGAATTAAATCAAGGCATAAGACCATACATCAACATCTATACTCCTGAGAATGTTTTAGACTGGAACTATGTTAGAAGTGGTGCAGGATATTACTATTTAGATTATTTAAAAATTAGAGAATCTTCTAATGATGATGGAGATTATTACAAGTTATGGTTTGTAGATAAAATTGATACAGTATTTATTTCAAACAAAAATAGAGATGAACCAAAACTTATAGAGTCAGTTCCAAATCCAATAGGAAAAATACCAGCAGTTATTTTATACAATCAAAGAAGTCCAATGAGAGGTCTTGGTGTATCTGATTTAACTGATGTCGCTGATTTACAAAAAGCAATCTATAATGAATTTTCTGAGATTGAACAAATTATAAGACTTTCAAATCACCCATCACTAGTTAAAACAAAAGATACTGATGCTGGTGCAGGTGCAGGTTCTATAATTGAAATTCCTGAAAACCTAGATGCAAATTTAAAACCATATATCTTACAACCAAACGGAAGTAATTTAGATAGTGTACTAAAAGCAATTAACTGCAAAGTAGAAGCAATCAATCGTTTATCTCATGTAGGAACTATTAGAGCAACTTCTGAGAGAGTACAATCTGGTATAGCTTTAAGAACTGAATTTGAATTATTAAATGCAAGACTATCTGAAAAATCTAAACTAATGGAACTTGCTGAAGAACAAATTTGGAGATTATTTGCTGAATGGCAAGAGACTGTATTTGATGGTGAAGTTGAATATCCTGAATCATTTGACATTAGAGACTGGGCTACTGATCTTGAACTATTACAATCTGCAAAAGCTTCTAATATTAAATCAGCTACATTTGCTAAAGAGATTGATAAACAAATTGCTAAAACAGTTATTGATGATGATATGACATTAGAACAAATCAATTCTGAAATAGATTCCAACACAACTGCTATCGGAGAGTTTCCACAACAACCTATAACTTTACCAACAGTTTAATGTGGCACAAGATTTATTACAGGAACTTCAAGCAATAAGAGCAAAGGCAGTAAATACCTTAGAAGCACAACACCAAAGACTATTAAACGATACTCTTAAAACATTAGAGCAAAGAGTTATTCAATCAGTATCAGAACTTCCTATTCAAGATGGTGCATTATTTAATACAAGACTTGCAATAGAAATTAGACCAAAATTACAACAAGCAATAGAAGAACTTTATTTAGCTAAGGTTCAAACATTCATAAATGACTACGATAAGATTGCAGGAACGATTGTAGCAACTTATGGAAAGCTTCCAATACCTGCTGAGTTTAAACAAATAACAGAAGCTGATTTAGTTACTATCCAACAACTAAAGAAGATTGCATTTAGTCAATTTCAAAATCTTGCAACAGAATTTACAAACACACTAGCACAAGAAGTTTATCAAAGTTCATTAGTAGGAAAACCATTTGCTGATGTAGTACAAACAATTAGAGATAAGATTAATGGAATCTACCAACAAGCTGACACAGTTAAACAACAACAACTTGTGGACTTCATACAGAAACAAAAGATAGCTGGTAAAACAAACACAGAAGATTTTAAAACAGCAGTAGATGAACTTAAACAAACTTATGGTTCAACAGTTACAGGTGCAAATCTTGCAGTCTATTCATCTCAAATAGTACAAGATGCTTTAATGGGATTTGATGGACAATTTGCAAAGTTTAGAGCAGATGAATTAGGTTTAACTAGCTATGTTTATTATGGTTCTGTTATTAGAGATAGTAGAGATTTCTGCGTAGAACACGCAAACCAAATATTTACTGAAGAAGAAGCTAGAGCATTATGGCAAAATGATTGGCAAGGTAAATCAGGTAGCGACCCATTTATTGATAGAGGTGGTTATAATTGCAGACATCATTGGCAACCAGTTGACCCTGAGTGGGGAACTGTAAAAGATGATGGCACATTTGAATACACAGTAGAATAGAACATTTTAGCAACAACTTTGTTGCATTTTTACAATTTCCTTGATAATTGACAATTATAACAATATAGAAGGAGAACAAACAATGAACGACCAAGTAAAAGAGTCGGTTGAGAATACAGCATCTCAAGACAATGCTGGAGTAAACGAAGTTTCTGAAACAACTTCAACTGAGAACAAAGTTTTTACTGCTGATCAGTTAGAACAAATAGTTCAAAGAAGATTAGAGAGATATAAAAAATCTGTATCTAATAAACTTGATGGCATTGATATTGAAGAAGCCAAAAAGTTACTTCAAGAAAAGAAACTTAAAGAACTAGAAATCGCTAAACAACGTGGCGAGTTTGATAAAGTTCTGAAGGAGACAGTATCAAAAAAGGATTCAAAAATTCAATCGTTGGAATCTGAATTAAAAAGGATTCGTATAGACGAAACATTAGTCAATGTAGCTAGTGGACTGAAAGCTGTTAAACCAGCAGAAGTTAAACAGTTACTTAGAAATAATGTTAGACTATCTGAACAAGGTTCTGTTGAAGTTATCAACGAAGATGGAACTCCTAGATACTCAGATAAAGGTGAACCAATGTCAGTTAATGAATTGGTAAACGAATATTTAAAAAACAATCCTCATCATGTGATGGCTACTCAAAGTGGTAGTGGTTCACAAAGTAAGATTGGTGGAAATTCTCCCAAATCCGTTACAATGGGTGATCTTGATTTAAGTAATCCGAATGACAGAAAATTATATGCTGAAATGAGGAAACACAGAGATCAGGGTAATTTTAAAATGAAAATAACAACTAACAACAACTAACTAAAATAAAAAAATGGCATCAGAAACAACAAGTTCAACTTTAAGTGAACTATTTACGAATATAACTCAAGAAGCTATATTCACATTCCAAGAGACTTCAGTAATGAGACCTCTTGTAACTCTTTACCCAATCGTTGGGTCAGGAAAAACAGTAGAAGTACCTGTGTACCCTACTATTAGTGCTTCTGCAGTAAACGAAGCAACTGACTTATCAAACACAGCAGTAAACCCAACTTCAGCTACTATTACAGCTTCTGAAGTTGGCGTGATGACAACTTTAACAGATCTTGGGGCTAATTCAGCTTCCAGAAATGTTGGTGCTGACATTGGTAAATTATTCGGCGAAGCGATTGCTAAAAAAGTAGATACTGATTTAGTAAATCTATTAGACGATTTCGCATCTGCTTCAGATCAAGGTGGTGCAGGAACAGAACTAACTGCTGACTTGCTTTTCAAAGCACAAGCAATTTTAAGATCTGCAAACGTACCAGCACCTTACTATGGTGTGTTTCACCCTAAAGCATTATTCAACTTGAAAAAGACTTTAACTCAAGCTGGATATTCAGGAACTGCAACTGCAATTTCTGAAATTGGTAACGAAGCATTAAGAAACGGATATATCGGCAGAATCGCTGGTATTGATGTATTTGAAAATGCAAACATTACTATTGATGCTTATGATGACTCTTATGGTGGAGTATTTCACCCAGCTTCATTAGGACTTGCTATGAAAGAAGAATTTAAAGTTGAATCTCAAAGAGATGCTTCTTTAAGAGCAACTGAATTAGTAGCTTCTATCGTTTACGGAGTAGGTGTTATTAAAGACACTTATGGAGTAACTGTAAGAACTGATACAGCACTTTAATTAAACTTCGGTGGGGTGTAAAAGCCCCACCACTTAACAAGATTATACTATGGCAAATTTTTCTACCGATTCAGATTTAACAGTTTATCAACCAGATATTTTAGGATTTGGAATAGCATCATTTACATCACCAACAGATTACCACGCATTTGCAAGAGCAGATATTGAAAGAGATTTAAGAATTAGATGGTTTCCAGTTTATGTAAAACAAACTTACAGAGACATATCTTTACTAAATACAACTGAAATGAACGCAACACTATTAACAGATGCACAATTTAAAAGATTATCTGTTTACAAAGTAATTGGATATTATGCTTGTCCACAACTTACTAAATTTAACTCAAACGATAACCTTGATAGATTTCAAGTAATGATGAAACATTATAAACAACTTTATGCAGATGAATTTGAAACTATTTTAAGAGATGGTGTTGAGTATGATGCTGATGATTCTAATACAGTAGCTGATGCAGAAAAAGCACCATATCATAGACTGCAACTTATCAGATGAAGATAACTGTTGAAGATAATTCTTTACAAGTTGCTAAGAACTTTGAAAAACAAGTAAGAGAACAACCACAAATAGTTAAGACTGCTTTGGGAAGAACTGCTGAGTTCTTAATGGGTTTAATTAAACAAAGAACTAGCAAAGGCATGAGTTCTGATGGAGTTTCATTTCCACCATACACAGAAGCTTATAAAACATTCAGAAAAAATGCTGGACGACAAACACAATATCCTGATTTAAACTTCTCAGGTCAAATGTTATCAAACATAACTCAAAGATCAGAACCAACACAAGCAATAATTTACTTTGCTAATAAATTCCAAAATACAAAAGCATTAGGCAATCAAAAGAAACGTAAATTCTTTGCTATTGGTGCAAGAGAGATACAACCAGTAATGAATGTATTTATGCAAACATATAACAAACTATCTAAAATATAATGAGCAAAAGAGAAGATATAGCATCTAATATAGTTACAGCAATTTCAACTGGAACATCTCCAATAACTATTAAAAAAGTTACTAGAGAACCTTTTAATGTTGATGAATTATCTGAACAACAATATCCAGCTTGTTTCGTACAATCAGGAAATGAAATTAGATCAGATCAAACAATAAGTTTTACAAGTGCTTTAAGAGAAGCAACAGCAGATTTCGTAATTGTTGGATATGTAAAAGGAACAACATCTAATATTGACACAAAACGTAATGAGTTAATCACTACGATTGAAACAAGAATAAATTCTGATAGAACAAGAGGTGGGTACGCAAAACAAACTCAGGTGGTAGAAGTTTCTACTGATGAAGGAGTTTTGTTCCCAATAGGTGGTATCAGAATGGTGGTGCGAGTTATGTATCAATACACATCTGGCACACCTTAATATAAACAAATAGGAGAACAAAAAATGGCAACACACACAGGGTCAGAAGGACTGATAAAAATTGGTGCTAATACTTTAGGAGAACTTAGAAGTTATTCTTTAGAAACAACTGGAGATACTATTGAAGATACTTCAATGGGAGATTCTACAAGAAGTTATAAAACAGGTTTAACTTCATGGACAGGAACTGCATCTTTATACATGGACGAAATGGACACAGCACAAATATCTTTAACAGTAGGTTCTGAAATTACAGTATCTTTTTATTTTGAAGGTGCTACAGCAGGAGATA